TAATTGTTTTATTATTGCAGGGGTGATTCGACATTGGAACTAAAAGATTGGCTAAATTCTATTAATCAAACTAAGAAAAATTTGATTGATGAAGACCCTTCATTAGAGAAGGAGTATTCGCCATATATTATTAATCGTATTTACTCTGGACATCTTGATTCGATTATGTTTGCGAATGAGATGAATAGGTATCATTTCTTACCAAAAAAATTTCAATATGATTTTTTGCTAAATACACTGAGAGTTAAGAAGAGATTTTCTCCTTGGCTTCGTAAAGATGAGATCAAAGATCTTGAATTGGTGAAACGTTATTATGGGTATAGTAACGAAAAGGCAAAACAGGCTCTAAAGATTTTAACAAAAGAACAACTTAATTTTATAAAATCTAAATTTGAAACTGGAGGAAGACAATGAGTGTGGTTCAAGAGCCTGAAGTGAAGTGGACACCTGATAAAATGGTAGAGGTGGTACTGGGTGAACCAGATGACTTCCTTAAAGTCAGAGAAACTTTAACAAGAATTGGGGTAGCATCCCGTAAAGAGAAGAAGATATATCAATCCTGTCATATACTGCATAAGCAGGGGAGGTATTACCTTGTCCACTTTAAAGAACTTTTTGCACTTGACGGGAAACACGCTAATCTTACTACTAATGACATTCAGCGTAGGAATCGTATTGCTCAGCTTCTTGCTGATTGGGGATTGGTTGATATTATAGACACAAGTAAAATACAAGATATAGCACCTCTAAATCAAATTAAAGTGTTGGCATATAAAGATAAAGGTGATTGGATACTAGAAACAAAGTATAATATAGGTAGCAAGAAAAAGAAAGTTGACGAATAGTTTATCTAACGGTATCACCGAACGTCTGTTTTACACTTTAGGAAAACGACCCGATACTGCATCATCTCATGATATTTACATGGCATTGAGTTATGCTGTGAGAGATCAAATGATGTCTTATTATCTTGCAGAATCTAAACCAAAGAAAGAGGTAGCATATCTTTCTGCAGAATTTTTGATTGGACCTCAGCTTGGTAATAATCTTCTTAATTTAGGTTTGCAGAAAGATGCAGAGGATGCATTAAAAGATTATGATTTAACTTTAGAACAAGTATTAGATTTAGCAGAAGAACCTGGATTGGGTAATGGAGGTTTAGGTCGTTTAGCTGCTTGTTATATGGAGTCTCTAGCGACTTTACAGGTACCTGCTACTGGATATGGTATTAGATATAAATTTGGTATTTTTAAGCAAGAAATAAAAGATAACCAGCAGATGGAGGTGACGGATAATTGGTTGCATGGAGATTGGCCATGGGAACTTTGTTATCCTGATGAATCAGTTCTTGTAGGTTTTGGTGGTAGAGTAGAGCATTATACTTCTGATAGAGGTAATCATAGAGTACGTTGGGTTCCTGAAGAGCAAGTTGTTGCTGTACCTTATGATGTATTACAATTAGGATATAGAGTTGATAGTTGTAATAGATTGAGACTATGGAGAGCAGATGCTACTGAGATATTTGATTTCTATGCATTTAATATAGGTGACTATATGGGTTCTGTAGAACAGAGTATTACATCAGAGACTATCTCCAAAGTACTTTACCCTAATGATGGAACTGATCAAGGAAGACAGTTAAGATTAAAACAACAATTCTTTTTTGTTAGTGCTTCTCTTCAGGATATGTTTAGAAGTTTAGAGAAAAGAAATATACCATTACAACAATTTTCTGAACATTATCAGATTCAATTAAATGATACTCATCCTTCTATTGCTGTAGCAGAAATGATGAGACTTCTTGTAGATGATAGACATATTGAATGGGAGAAGGCATGGGAGATAGTAACTAAATCTATTGCTTATACAAATCATACTTTACTTCCAGAGGCATTGGAGAAATGGGATCTTAGATTATTTAAGAATCTATTACCAAGACATTTAGAAATAATATATGAGATTAACTCTAGATTCTTACAGGTAGTAAGACTTAGATATCCTGCAGATGATTCAATGTTAGAGAAGTTGTCTATTATTGATGAGCATGGTAACAAGTCAGTTCGAATGGCACATCTTGCAACAGTTGGTTCCCATCATGTAAATGGTGTTGCAGAATTACATTCTGAATTGATTAAAACTCAATTAATGCCAGAGTTTTATGATTTATGGAAGCATAAGTTTACTAATGTAACTAATGGGGTAACTCCTAGAAGATGGATAGCATCTTCTAATAGCCCACTTGTTGAAGTTCTTGATAGTTATGTTGGTTCGGATTGGATTACTAATATGGATAGTATCCGAACATTAGAAAAAAATTCATATGATTCAGTGCTTTTAGATAAGATTGGGGAAGCAAAGTTATTAGGTAAACATAATCTTGCTGTTTATATACAGGATAATCTTGGTATAACAGTCGATCCTTCTAGTATGTTTGATGTTCTTGTAAAAAGAATACATGAATATAAGA